TGGGCGCGGCGGTGCCAATGACGTAAAGGTCTCGGAAGTCTGCGTCGGTCAGGCTGGGTGTGGCGTTGACGGTGAGGGTTTGGGCAATGCCGTAGGTGGTGCCTCTGAACCAGACTCTGCGGTTGCCCGCTGTGCCGGTGGTGGAGAGGGTGCCGTTGATGGTCTGGCGGGAGTCAACATTGATTATTCTTACTCCGGGAGAGCTAGGCCCATTAAAAGACAGATTATTAAATGTGTTGGCTCCGGAGATTGTGAGCGTAGTAGAGGCGGTTGAGGTAAACGCTACGTTATAAAAAGTTTGCCCGCTCCCTCCATTAAAAGATGTTTGAGTGCTAAGGTTTAGCTGGGATGTCCCGGCACTAAATGTTAAGTTTGTAGAGGTATCAAACGCAATAGTGCTTGCAGTTACTGTACTTGAACCAAGAGTGATGGTTCTAACTGCTGTGTTTGATGAAAATATTTGATTACAAGACAAATTATAATTTGCAGTATTAAAAGTGCCGCTGTTAATAATAATAAGGCTCGTCACAGTCAAAGCGTCGGCCTGTGTTACTGCGCCGGGGGAAGTCACTTCAATTCTTGATAGCGTTTTCCCCGCTGTTGTAAGCGTGCACGTTCCGGTAATAGTGATCGCCCCGCTGGTGTGCGTATAGGTCATTCCCGCATCAAGCGTAATACTGCCCGCCACTGTAATCGTTGCTGTGCCTGTCAGTGTTCCTGTAAACCCCGTGCAGGTAATCGACTTTGCCCCGGTGTTGCCGGTGGCAATAGTTACCGTCCCAACGCCGGAGGAGGCGGTGAAGAACACATCATCGGCTGTTGTGGGGACAGAAAAGCCGCCAGCACCACCGTCAGTGTCTGACCACTTAGTGCCAGCAGTGCCGTCCCAGGAAGCTGTGCCGCCGACCCAGTATCGGTTTGCCACGGATTACGCCCTCACGTAGCGGACGCCATCAATCTCGATGTACTCAGGCTCAGGTTCCGGTGCAGGCGGCGCAGTCACCACAGCAATCCAGTTGTCTCGACGCTGCTCCTTCATCGCCTCAATCTCAGCTTCACTGAAGCCGTGGTCATCAGGCAGATGAAGAGCATCGGCAAACTTGCCGTGAGGGGTGTCGAAGGAGAAGTCGATTTTGATCATGGCTTAAAAGCAAAACACCCGCCTAGACGGGTGCCTTTTTCAGAGTTGTTGAAGATCAGGCAGCATCGAGGGAAAAAGTATACGATACATTCAATGTGTCCCCGTTAGCCACCGTTCGATCACCGGGAGAAGCAAAGTCCGCCGCAGAGAACAGCGTACCGGTCGTTCCGCCCTTGGTGTTATTAGACGTCAAGAACGCACCGCCGATAGTTGCAGACGCGTTGATGTTGAACGAAGCAGGAGAGCCCGTGTTGTCGATCACCGAAGGGTCTGCCGTTGTGGCTGTACCGAACGTGCAGGTAGGACGGTTGGCATTGCTGTATCCCGTCTCCTCCGTCCAGCCCGCGTGACTGGACATCGTGTTACCCGCAGCGGGGTTGTTGGACGATGCCGCACCATACAGACCGATGTACCACGTAGTAATCTGCGTGCCGTTACCGAGCGCCGCTTCGTTCATGTACTGAAGCCCCTCGTTTACAACGAGGTTGTGAGACTGTGTCTCCCACTTCAGATTACCTTGAGGGTCGTAGCAAGCGATCTTGAAGATGCCGCCAGCCTTGGACTTGTTCAACATGATGAGTTCCTTATGCAAAGCGCAACAGCGCGGACGCGGCTGTTGCCGCAGGGAGTTGAATGGAGAAAGTACCCGATGCAGTCTTGTCCGCACCGAAGTCCAGCACCGCAATAGCGCGGTCATCTTTGGTGTCGTTGTAGATCAACCCGCCTCGACAGACAAATGACGCACCCGACCAGACCGGATTATCGAACGTGACGTAGGCCGTAGTTCCGGACAGGAGGACCTGAACGTTGGTGAGCGTGACCCCGCCTGTGCTGTACCCTGAGCCAGCAGGAACCTCGCCAGAAACGGTGTAAACCGTCGTCGCTTGGCTCAGGTTTGCCGCAGCGGTATAGAGCGCCAGCTTCAGCGTGTCGGTGTCGAGGTCATGGATGCCCAGCCAGGACTCCTGCTTGAACGACGAACACATGCCTTGGAGGATAGCCATAGCGTCGCCTTACTTGACAGGAGTCCGTACCTGCCCACTGCGGTAGGCGTCCATGCGATTCTTGCCATCACCCAAGTTCTTGAGCAGTAGGAACGACTCGTTGAACTGGTTCTGGTACATCGTCATGATGTCCGCCTCTTCCTTCATGAACCGACCCGCCTCGACCATGACCGCGTTGAACAGCACCGACTCGAAGTTGTCACCGATCCATGACGTACCCGCAGTAGCGATGCTCTCCGGGTAGTAGAAGTAGTGCAACTCCGCCTTGTACCCCGCCACAGGCGTCGGGCCGAGGATGAACGTCAACTCGGTAGGCAGGTTGTACACCGGGCCAAAGAGCGCGTAGTAGCGCGGCACGCCCGTCGTCGCCGGGTTTGGGTACGACTCCCGAATGAAGTTGACGTCCTTGTTCAGCAGGAACGTGTACTCCCCGCCTGCGGCAGGGAAGATCGCCATCGAGTAGACCGCCAAGAAGTCAGGAGGAGCAGCGAGGTATTGATTGCCCGCGCTCAAGTCGCCCGTGACGTTCTTGCGGAGCGCCGGAAGCTGCACGCTGTTGTAGATCTTGTCCTCGGCCAGCTTCGTCAGCGTGGCAAAGTCCGTGGCCGAGAACGTGTTCTCGACGCTATCCTCAACAGCGGTCTTGAGCTGGGTGTAGTTCACGCCATCGGTCCTCGGGCCATCGTGCCCTTGGTGGCCGCACCGGTGCCGCGCACCTTGATGCCAGAAGTCTTGGCAGGCGGGCAGGGGGCGGTCGATTCAGCGCCCACGACAAGGCGCGGGGGAGTACGCTCGGAGAGGCCTACAGAAGGCGTAGGGACCGGCTTGGCCTTCATCATGGGTTCACCCCTTCTTGCGCCCGACAGCGCCTTGGTTGGCCACACGGGCCATGTTGCGGCCCATCTGTTGGGCCATCTGCGTGGTGACACCACCCTTGGCGAGCTTGGCCCCTGGCCCGTGGGCTTGGCTGGCGGGCTTCTTGGCATGCGCCCGGAGGGCCTTCATCGCATCTTTCATCTCGAACTCCTTCGGGCTGCGCCCGTGTGAATGATACCGCTGACTTACGAATTTGGGAATGGCGCAGTAGGCGGCGCGAAGTTGGTGGTGTAGCGGGCAACACCCACAGTGATACGAACGTCGTCTATGTTGCCGTTAAATGAGACTGTCGAAGGGCCAGACACATACGCCATATTGACTAGCGGTTTTAGCGTTTGGCTTGCTACTTGCATTCCGTTGATGTACAGCTTCATACTAGATGTTACTGGATCGTTGACAACAGCAATAAAATTCCAAGCGCTGGGTGTTATAGGATATGACGGCGCGACAAGATTACCGCCCGAAGTCGGCGCTAACAAAAAGTCTGCGCTAGTAACACCGTCTGAAAAACCCAAGCAAAACCGTGTTGCGCTGCTGGAGTTCCACCGAATACCGGGCGTTGCCGCACTGCTGTATACCCAAAGTTCAGCGGTCCACGGTACAGTTGAAGCAGCGTTGATCAACGGGTTAGGTTGCAGATAGTCACCACTACCGTCCGAGCGAAGACTGCCTGTGCCAAACTTTACATTTGAAGTGTCTACCTGCGCGTTACCAAACACCGATATAGTTGCGCCAACGGGAGAATTGTCTACAAACGTTGTCGAGCCGCTAGTGCCGTCCATGTGCAGCAGCAGCTTCACCATCGAAAAGTACGGGTCTGTGGTGAGGTTCGCTGCGGTCACCTGACCAACCTGTCCTACACCAACAAGCGTGTTGGGGGTCAGAACAGCATCGAAGTCACGAGCCCCGCCGATGGGGTTCCATCCCCACTGGGTGACCAGCATGCCTTCGCTGACGTTGCCGATAGCGTTGACGCCGGACTGATACCACGTGTTCGTGTCCGGGCGTGGGTCTCTGATAGCCTGTGGGTCCGCAATCGGATACATCCCGAGTTGCAACTGCGGCTGATCCGGCGTCCAGCACTGCGGACACGCCTTGATCTGTGTCTCTTTCGTCTTGACGACGAGGTTCTTCAGTCGCTTCAGGTCAAAGCGAAAGCCACAGACGTCGCAAAAGCCGAACGCCTTTCTTCCGTTTGCGAAGCGGTTAGACATCTGTCACCTCAAACTTGTTACGTTTACGGGCATTTTCTTTGCCGCGTAACACACGTAGATTTGAGGGGACGTGAAGGCCAGAAACGTTCTCACCTTGTAAAGGTATTATGTGATCGACATGCCAAGACTCACTACTAGTACGCGTCAATGTAGCTGCAATCAAATACAAATGCTCAATTTTAAGTTTGTCAGACGCTGTTAGCCACGCAGGAGTGCGTTGCTTTTTTGCAAGCTGTCGGTTCCTCGTCCATGCAAGTACGCGCCCTTTGTTTTTTATCCGCCACTTTTTTGCATTCTCGCTATCTTTTCTACGCTGTTCTTCTGTACGAGAGTCGTAGGCGCGTTTTGCTATAGCGCGCACCGTTTCGTGGGACTCCTCATTACGCATTTTTGCGTAAGCCCTTTTCTTTGGAAGAAGCTCTTCGCGGTGCTGCTCCTTATACGCTAGCGCACGAAGTCTTTGACACTCAACGCATGCGCGGTTGCTTACCAGACGATCCGCAATATGCCCTTGTGGACAGGGTTTGCCTGTGTTGTAAAGTGTATGCCCAGCGTCTTTAGCCTTTTGAAGAGTAGACACTGCGCGGGGATTGAGTAGACGTGCTTCTGCTCTGGCATTACGCTGCCATTCATTTTTACGTGCTTGTATTTTGTCTTTGTTTTTTGCTGTATATGCCGCGTCCAGAATGGCTTTACATGTCTTACAGCAGCGACCTTTCTTTGGAAATAACTCCAAAGATTTTTCAATCCCGCATTTAGAACACGTAAGCATTTTAGGCATTAAGCAATGAACATCTGTCTGGGCACAAATCTTACGGATGCCTTTTCTCTATCTTCTTCCGCAGCGTTTCGCCAATCCGCGTCGTATTGCTCCTTTAACACCGGCAGGCGCTCCATTGCGCCAGGGATCTTCAGTGCCAAGTAGTACGCCAGCCCGGAGACCAAGCACGGGAGGAAGCGGAAGGGGATGTCCTGCGTGTAACCGCCGCCAGACCCAGCATCCTGAATGCGCCGCAAGTACCAGTAGACGAACTGATAGACGCCCGTCTGATCCGGCGTGGGCCACACGGTGATGCTCGGTGATGCCGTCGCCCCCGGCGAGTAGCTGCTGCCCACAGGGTACGTCGCATCGGAGTTCCGGTTCACCAGCACTTGAATGGGCCGCGCCTGCTGAAGCTTGTTCGGGATGGACGAGTAGGTAGAAATCGAAATACGCGTGATGGTTAGGTCAACCTGCGTTGAAACATTGCCCGCCCCCGTGCGGATGACATGCTCAAGGAGATCGACGGTGTCGGATGGGAGGGCGTAGGTGTTGACGCCTTGGGTCAAGGCTATGGTGCCTTGATTAAACGTCCACATATTGATCCCTCTCGACGCCCAATCGGCAAGCAAAAGGTTCAAAGACCGTCGCGCCGTGCGCAGGTCATAGCCCGTGCGTAGCTCAGCACCGCAGCGCTCGAAGGCTTCCTCAACGCATTCGTTGAGGTCGAGGTTGAATGATGTGGTGCCGGAGGTGGTCACTTCTTGAACCCTTTCAGCGTCTGCGCCAGACGCGCACGCTGACCCATCTTACCGGGCTTCTTCGCGGCAGCGGCGAGCTTGCCAGCGGGGATAGGCTTGTCGCCCTTGACACCCATCGACTTGC